GATGGAGGCTAATTTAATAATTTTAGTAGAAGACACTTTAGCTAATGCTCTTAGATTCAAGTATCTTCCTCATATATCAAAAAAAATAAAAGTTACTCCAGAATATATATTTCATAACGTAAGATATTTAATACAAAAATATACACACATACAATTTCTATTTGTTAATGGAAGAAAAGAGTCTAAAAGGGTAATCCAAAAAATATTTTTTAGCGGTTGCGCTTACAAAAAAATTGATCTTCAGTATGCATACGATCAGAAAGTTTTATAATGTGGTATTGTCCAGAAAGTTACGAAAGCAATATTCAAACTCCCAAAGAGTTAAACGAAGAGCTTAAACTGCTTAAAGGCGACCTACCTGATGACCAAGCTAAAATAAGTCTAGCTAAATTTTTACATGGAAATCTTGGCATAACAACAGAACTTCTTTCGGGAATTAAGTTAGCGCCTTTTCAAGAAATTACCTTAAGAGCCATGATGGAAAGAAATTTTTCTATGTGCGTATGGGGTCGTGGCTGCGGCAAAACTTTTATCGCTTCTGTTTTTTGTTTTCTTCAGTGTATTTTTAATCCGGGTACTAAAATTTTAATAGCTGGACCTACCTTTCGTACTGCTCGTTTTATTTTTAACAACTTAGAAAAATTAGTAGAAAGTAAAGGAGCGGAATTATTGTCGCAAGCCTTTGGTACGAAGGCCAAAAGGAATGATGCTTTTGAATGGCAAATTAACGGGGGAACAATAACTGCTATTCCATTAAACGGCGAAAAAATTCGTGGTTTCAGAGCCAATGTTTTGGTGTTAGACGAATTCTTGCTTTTACCCGAAGACCTAATCAAAACAGTGCTCATGCCTTTTTTGGTTGCTCCTCAAGATATGGCTGAAAGAATAAAAATTAGAGAGATGGAAGATCAACTAATTAAGAAGGGTGAATTACAAGAAAAAGATAGAATGGTTTTTAAAAATGATTCAAAAATGATAGCCCTGTCTTCAGCTAGTTATACTTTTGAAAACCTTTATAAAACTTACAAAGAATGGGCTGACAAAATTTATAATGGAAACAAAAAATCAGATACCACTTATTTTATATCTCAAATGGGATATGAAGCTCTACCAGAGCACATGATAGATCAAACTGTTATAGAAGAAGCTCAAAGCGGAGGCTCCTCTCACGCTTCTTTCTTGAGAGAGTATTGCGCTACTTTCACTGATGGAAGTGATTCGTATTTTAGCGCTAGAAAAATGCACGAATGTACTGTGCCAGACGGTGAAGAACCTTCTACGTTAATAACTGGTAAATCAGGGAAAGAATATGTATTAGGTCTTGACCCAAATATGAGTGACAGCCCAAGTGCTGACTTTTTTGGCATGGCTTTGATGGAGTTAGATAAAGACACTAAAACGTCAACCCTAGTTCATTCTTACGCGGGTCTTGGAAGTCTAAATAAACACGTTAATTATCTTTATTATATTCTTTCGAATTTCGATGTTTCTTTGATTATCGCTGATAACGCTGGATCAGATATGTTTTTTGACACCTGCAATCATTCTAATGTATTTCAATCAAACAAATTAAATTTAAAAAATATAGACTTCAATTCAAATAGCGAGGGCTCAGATTATATTAAAGAAGTTAGAGATTTTAAGAGAAAGTATAATAAGGAGAGTGGGCAAATATTAATGCAACAGGTATTTTCTTCTGATTGGATAAGAAAAGCTAACGAGTTATTGCAAGCGAATATAGATTACAAAAAATTATGGTTCGCTTCTCGGACAGCAGCAAATCAAAGTTCTTTCGAAAGTCAAATAATCTCAAAAATTCCTCTTAAATTAATAAATGAAGAAAATTTGGGAGAATTCATAGAAACTCAAGATAATTTGATATATCAGACCAAAAAGCAATGCGCCTTAGTGGAGGTTAAAACTACAGCTAAAGGTACTCAATCATTTGATTTACCGCAGCACTTAAAAAGAAATACCTCCGCAAGCAGAGCTAGAAAAGATAATTATACAGCTTTACTTTTGGCTAATTGGGGTGTAAAGTGCTTTTTTGATATGGATGATTATAAAATAGATGATACTGTTGCGACATTTACGCCTAGATTAGTGTAATCATAAAGGAGTTTTTGAACAAATGAGTACGCCCAAAAGAACAACTAACGCCAAAAAGCCAAGCGCTCGAAAGCCAGCCAAAAGGTCTACCAGAAAAAAGAAAGAGGACGAATCTGTACCTCCGTTTATGGTGTCAGAAGCTTCGTACCAAGCTAAAGCATCATCGACGAGCTACAGAAGAAATCGCGCTGGAGACATAGAGAGGACGGATAGATATGACAATATCGATAGCGGCCTAACTCCTTTTAGGTCTGCTAATGGAGGAAGTAATTTTGAAGTAAGAGAAGCTGTTAGATTATGTCAAAAAGCTTACTATAATTTTTCCATATTTAGAAATGCTATAGATTTGATGACTGAATTTTCTATAAGCGAAATATATTTTCAAGGTGGCAGTAAAAAATCAAGAGACTTCTTCGAGGCGTTAATGAAGAAGGTAAATATATGGGACTTGCAAGATAAATTTTTTAGAGAGTATTTTAGATCAGGAAACGTATTTCTTTACAGGCTGGACGCATCATTACCTAAAGAGGAGGCAGAAAAAATAGTTCAAACTTTTGCAGCGGCCACGGGTGACATTAAGATACCTTATAGATATACCATATTAAATCCTTCTGACATACAACTAACAGGAACGGTTACTTTTTCTTCTGATGTTAAAAAATATCATAAAGTTTTAACTGATTACGAGCTAGATAGGGTTCGTAATCCTAAAACCGATGAAGACAAAAAGATAAGGGACTCTTTACCTCCGGAAGCCAAGAAGATTCTCAATGATAGAACAAACTCGGCCCTTAATTCTATAACTATACCACTTGACGGAGATAAGGTTAGTGTGGTTTTTTACAAGAAGCAAGATTACGAACCCTTCGCAGTGCCGATGGGATACCCAGTTCTAGAGGACATAAATCATAAATATGAGCTTAAAAAAATGGATATGGCCATAGCTCGTACCATACAACAAGCTGTGTTGCTTGTTACAACTGGTACAGACCCAGACAAAGGGGGCGTAAATCAAAAGAATCTAATAGAGCTTCAAAAGCTTTTCGAAAATCAGTCTGTTGGTAGAGTATTAATTGCTGATTATACTACGAATGCAAAATTCATTATACCGCCAATAGGAGATTTATTAGACCCTAAAAAATATGCCGTTGTTAATGCTGACATCCAAGCGGGATTAAATAGCATGATAACTGGGGCAAGCATGGGGGGATCAACGGCTAGCGGAGATAAGTCGAGCAGTTTCCAAATGAAGGTAGAAATTTTCTTGGCTAGGCTTAATCAAGCTAGGCAATCTTTTTTAACGGATTTCTTAATTCCAGAAATTAAAAGGACGGCCCAAGATTTAGGATTTAAAAATTATCCAACACCTTACTTTGATGAAATTACCCTAAGAGAGAATACCACTAAATATAGAGTTTACAGTAGATTGGTTGAATTAGGAATTTTAACACCGGAAGAAGGGTTAAAAGCTATTGACACGGGTAGATTACCTGATAAAGAAGATTCTTTACAGTCTCAAAGAAACTTTAAAGAACTAAAAGAAGAGGGGCTATATCAACCCCTTATAGGGGGAAGTAACAATAATGCTCCTGATTCCACCACTAAATCAGAAGGTAGACCTGAAGGTACTACTGAAATTCAACAAGAAGTTGAAAGAGAATCTAAGTCTAGTGAAACTTTTAGCTTCAGTAAAATAAACGAAAATATACTACTTTCTCAAGAGCTAGAGAAAGAGGTGGAGACTCGGTTGAGAAAGGTCAACAAAGTTAAAAGATTAACTAAAGCTCAAAAAGATGTCGCGCACGGAATAACCTGTGTGATAATGCATAACGAATTACCTCAAAACTGGAGCAAGTCAGTAGCCTCTTATTGCAAGACCCCTCTAGACACTAATCAAAAAATGGTTGATGATATATCTAATATCTGTTTAGAGCATCAGGTTACTTCTTTTATGGGAGGAGTACTATATCATAGCAAAAGTGAAAATTTAAAGGATTAATAAAATGAGCGAAGAAAATAACGACGATTTAATTAAAGCTACATATGGAGAGGCTGATATTTCTATGCCTGACTTAATGATGCCAGAAGCCGCTGAAGAGGTGGAGCAAATAGAAAACGAGATGAAAATCGTTGAAGACAAATTCAACGGTTCTTTTAACTTTTGTTTTATAGGGGCTGGACAAGGTGGCTCAAGAGTCGCAGAAGCTTTTCACCGCCTTGGATATGGTAGAGTCGCGGCTGTAAATACAGCAGAGCAAGATTTAAATACTCTAAAAATAGAAAATAAATTATGCATAGGTGATGGCGGGGCTGGAAAAGAGCCAGAGCTTGCAAGAAAAGTCATAGAAGACAAAAAAGAAGATGTACTCGACTTTATGAGGTACTCTTTTGGGCAATCTTTTGATAGAATATTTGTATGCGCTGGAGCAGGTGGAGGCACTGGATCAGGGATGGTTGTGCCACTCGTTAACATAGCTAATGAA